TTTCCTTGCCTTCCGAGAGGCTTGGGGTGCCGTTTCCGGGAGCGTTTGGGACTGTCTGGGGGTTGAGAACGGTAGAAGGTGGCTCAAGCGCCACCGTGCCCGGCTGGGCAACAGCGTCGTCGGTCATGATGGATATTCCTGTCTGAGAGGAGTTGTGGCGCTAATCCGCCAGGTTCAGGACTTCGGGCAACCTGCCCTCTTTCACGTCCTGCATCGCTGCGCGAACATCGTCGCGAAGCTGCTTTTCGTCTGACTTGTGCTCGACAAACTGCATCTGCTCGTTGCCGAGTTCGATAAAGTCTTGCCCATGCGGGTTGTGCGCCGCCCGGTGAGAGCGGGACAGTTCGCCGGGCGTGTCGTAGTACTTCCCATCCGCCATGGACTGCACCGGCTGCGCGAAGGGGCGAATGAGCATAGGCGCAGCAAGATCAGAGCGGCGTGGACTGCTGCGAAAGGTCTTCTGCCGGGGCTTCAAGTCCGACCAATCGATAAGGCTATAGTTGGCCTTGAAGGCGGGGGAAGCCATTTTAGGCTTTGAGCGCCGTGATCAGGGCATTGAGCCGAGCTTTGACGGCGTTGACTAGCGTAATGGCGCTGGCCTCGTCGGTCGCGTCGGCAGTGCCGACCGTTGCCACACTGGCGATAGCTTCACCGGACTGCGCTTCGATCTGCGCCGCAAGTTCCTTGGCCAGTTCGGTAGGAGTGCCCAGCTCGGCCAGGCGTCGTTTATTTGCCATTGATCTATACCTCAGGTTCGGGTTCAGGAAGCCCCTCGATAACGAGGGGGGTGCCGTTTGCTTCGACAAGGACGATAGGGACGCCCAAGCCGTTCTCTGCCACGATGGCAGCGGGCGCATTCTCATCAACAGCGATGACGGGCGCTCCCAGCCCATTCTCTGCAATCACAACAGGGATGCTCATTTCGGCGGTTGCCTTTCTGCGAACTGCTGCTGCCTATCCGCACGATCCTCGCCACGGTCGGCACGTTTATTGTCTCGGGCCTGCTGCTGTTCGCCCATGACCTGCGAACGTTGGGCCATCTGGCGGTCTTGCTGCTGGCCCTGAATGTCGGAAACGGTCTTAACCGTCTCGCGATGTTCCTTGTTTGCGGCCAGTTCGGTATCCGCGCCCATCTTCTGGATTTCGGCCATGATCTTGTCGATCTTGGCTTGCGTCTCTGCCAAAGTGCCTTTGGTCTGCTCGATTTCCAGGGCGAACCGCTGTTCATCCTGCCGGGCTTTAACGCCCGCTTCTTGCGCCCTAAGCTCCAGCTCCTGCATTTTGCCCTGAGCGTCAGCCGTGACCTTCTGCGTTTGCGCGTTGGCCTTCATAATCTCGGCCTCAGCAAGCTTCTGATTGGCCTCAGCAATGGCCTTTTCAGCTTCGCCACCGTCTCCACCCATCTGCTGGGCAAGACCCGGAGCCGCATCGATCAGTTCATCAACCACTGCATTGAGCGACCGGCCAACCCGATAGGGTTGGAGCGCAAATTTGAGCATTTCGCCAGCCAGCTTGACGCCAGGAGGACCCATCTGAAACAGCGGAACAAGCCTCTGCATGGCATTGCCGAATGCTTCCAACAATTCCGCACGGCTGGCCTTTTCCGCCATTTCGTCCGTGAGAACGGTACTGTCTGTCTCGATCTCGAATGCAAAGCCCCGCGCCCGGTCATCACGCAGCAAGCGCATGACTTCCTCAATGGGAACTTGCTCGCTGGCCTGTTTGAGCATCGGCGCGTATTTCGCAAGAACCTGCTGCTGCGCCTGTTCCATCTGCTGCTTGGCCTGGGCAGGATCAACTTGCTCACCGTCCTGTTGCGCAGCCGCAAGCATTTCCTGCGCCTTCTTGCCAAGTGCCTTTAGTTCGGCCTCTGCTTCATCCTCGATCTCGGCAATCTGTTTCTTGATCTCTGCCGAAGTGGGAATGTCCATCTGGCTCATTTCCAGCAAAGTGTCCTTGCTGAAATTCTCGGCCATGATTTCGGCGCTGATCTCGGTAATGTCCCGCGCAATGCGCTGTAGTTCGGTCGTCTTGTCCTTGACCCGGACACTGCCGTACTGGCTTTTGAGGCGCTGCGCCCCGAGCGTTTCCTGCGCCTCCGTCTCCCCGCGCATAATGTCCGAAACACCCGACAGGCGGTCATAGTCGGCAAACAACTCACGGCGCGCTTCAATCAGCCCCGTAATGGCCGTGGCAACCTGCTCAAGTGGCAAGTGCACCATCAGGTTGGTTGAGCCCGACCCGATTAGCGCAGCAGCCGGAACCGGGATGAAAATGGTGTCATCGGTCTCTTTGACCGCCTGTTCTACCGCGTCCCCGATCTCGCCACCGGCGGGCAGAAGAACCTTGAGCTTGACCTGATCGAGCAGCACATAAATGCGCCGAGTAAGCTGATTGATCTTCTTGAAGTGCCCTGCATACCGCGTGTAATCAGGGACAGGCTCAAGAGTGCGTGGGCGAATTGTCCCGTATGCGGGCTTGGGGCAAGGGAAGAACCCCCGCAATTTCAGGTGCGGGTCATCCTCGTCCAGCATGACGCGAACACCCTCGGCAACCCAATAAACCTTATTGTCTGCCTTGTGCCAAACCTCCCAGACACCCGCCTTGCGCGAATTGTCCGGTGCGCCGTCATTGTCAACCTGCTTGGCCGTGGCCAACGTGGCGTCCTGATAGGCTTTTCCCGACCGCTTGCTGAAACGCTTGCGCATCTCTGTCTTGGTCATCCAAGCGCGGAAAGCCACCCAAGGCACTTCGGACCATTTGCGGGCCGGCGGGTGCAAGAAGTCCTTGCGGTCCAGATTCTCAACACAGATGCGCTGACCGCCTCCCGCTTCATCCGCCTCATAGAGCACGCGCATCTGACCGCGATTATAAAAAATCAGGTCATCACGAGTGCAGATCATGGCTTCGTCAATGTCGCCACGATGGAAGCCGGAGATAGCCGACCGCTCCAGCAATTCCGCCGTCACGTTCATCAGCGGCTTGCGGCTCTTGAACTCAGGCGACACCACAGGGACAGGAGGCCGCGCATAGATTGCGGGCTTCATGATCTCCATGGAAGCCCAGAACAGATCGTAATCCGGGTCTTGCCACTCGCTCTCTACATAGTCCGCCCGGCTGTAAACCTCATCGATCCGGTCGCAGAGCGCTTGCCATGAGTTGAAGGCGCGTTCGGCTTTCTTGATGGCCGACAGAACACGCGCAGACGATTTGGTATCGCCCTCAACCTCTAGGGTGTCGGCGTATTCTGTTTCGAGACTATCGAGCATCAAATCCGCCTTTTCTGGCCGGGCAGAGCCGGGGCAATCGCATAGCCGTCGCTGATCGTGGCAAAGGGCTTGGGCGAACGCCGTTCTTCTTTCGGCTTGCTGCCGCTGCTCATCCGGTCAATGAGCTGGCCAATCAGGCCCAACGCATCAACCTGGTCGTCATGCACCCCAACCGGGAAGCTCATCATTTCGCTGATCAGGTCAGCAAGGAACGGCGCATCCTTGTGAATGCGTAACCCGCGTGTTGCGATTAGACCCCGAAAAGACTGCGCCCGAACTGCCTTGTCGCCACGAGTGGCAAACTGCTCACGAGCCACATAGGCTTGGGTTTCCATCATCTGGCGCAACAGGAACGGGCCAACGCCTGACTTGATCTGCCCGGTTTCCTCTGCCCACCCTACGGGCTTCCATTTCTTCACAAGGTCACAGAAGGCAGACACCCAAACATCGGACGCCGCTTGCCTGCGCCACAGGTCCAGCAAATAGGGATTGCCCTCAGGATCGAGGCCAACAACGCCATGAACCGTGTAGTCGCCGCCGTCTGCCGTTACCGCGTAGTCTGACCCGCCATACACCAGCATTGTTTCGCGGGGCGGCAAGTGGTCAACAGGGTGTATCCACTCGCGCTTGAAATAGTCGCCCGTCTCTGGGGCTGGGCGCTGCTGATAAAGAGCCGACCATGTGCGAGGAAGTCGCTCGAATGTCGCCCAATGATCGGGCGGGAACCATTCGGGCCAGATATATTCACCAACCTCACGCCCTAGCGGATCGTCTGCCCTCTCACATTTGGCCGGGATACAGATGACTTCCCACGTATTGCCGTCCCGGCACTCAATCATGCCGCTTTCGCCAGCCCAACCTTCGGGAAGGATCGACCCAGCCAAGTCGGCTTCATGCCAACGGGTCTGTGTAATCATCAGCGACCCGCCAGGCTTGAGACGGGTCAGAACATCCTCTTGATAGGCGTCAACCGTACTCTTGCGGATCGCCTCACTGTCCGCTTCCTGCCTGCCCTTGATAGGGTCATCGATGGCAACGAAGTCGGCGCGGTTGCCGGTAATACCCGACAGGATACCGCCGCCCATAAACTCTGAGCCGTTCTCTAGCGCCCATTCGTGCGCAGCGCTGCTCTCTGCGCTTAGCCCGGTGCCGAATAGCGACTGATACCCCGGCTGCTTCACAATCGATCGCATGCGACGGCCAAACTTGCGGGCGAGGTCTGTGCCATAGCTCACGGCAATGGTCTTGAACCCCGGCCTTGCGCCCATGACCCATGTAGGAGCCACGACAGTCGCATAAGTGGACTTCGCACTGCCTGGGGGCAGGAACAGCATCGTTCGCCCACTGTGCCGCTCGATACACCTTTGCGTTGCAGCAAGAATGATCTCGTGGTGTTCGGCTAGGACTGTCTCAACCGGACGGAAACTTTCTTCATCGTCATCATCCGACACCGGAGCGCCGGGGACTTCGATATAGCGCGCATACTCAGTTAAGTTGGCGCGGGCCTTGCGGCGGCGTAGCAACTCCTGCGCTGCGGCCTGCTGCGATGGCTTCAAGCTCGTCATCAGTCATCCTATTGACTGGCGTAAGCTCCCCTGCCCCGTCGCTATCTGCGGACGCCTGCAAATCTGGGAGAACTTTACGCAACAGGCCCAGACCAGCCGACACTTGGGTTGCACTCATTTCCCGAATGCCTTCGACATGCTCGATAAGCGCATTGAGAATGTTGCTGTTTTGAATTTTAACCCGATGCTCGTTTGTCATACGAAAACCGGGTGCCCTGCCTCTTTTAGCGGCCATTGTTATTTCCTCGGCTGTCTGAGTGCCTTGGGGCTAATTGAAACTACCCGGCTTCCCACCAGGCTCGACGCAATACCGTGCGCTGCGGATTTTACTACACCGGGAGATGTGTAAAATAATCTGACAAAATCGGGTGTCAGCCCTTGCCATCTGTCCGATCATCTGACATATTGGTGTCAACAAAGGAGATCGACATGACCAAGGAATTCATCAAGCTGAGCCGCGCCGCTTCTTTCGGTGTCCCCGCCGCTTTCACTGCCGATGACAAGGCTATTCAGGATGAACTCGAAATGAAGGGCTTCATCAAGTACGCTGGCTTCGGCCAGAACAGCACAACACCCCGCTACAAGATTACCGAAGCAGGTCGCGCCCGCCTCGCGGAACTGGGGGTGTAAAAATGACCCCCACCCAATTCTCTAACTGCCTCGCTGACCTCAAATCAGCGGGGCGAATTCGTGATGGACATGGCGCACATACTGACCTTGCCAATGCCCTTGGAGTGTCTCGTGATACCGTTTACCGCTTTGAACGGGAGGGAACTAAGACAATTGCCACTGACCTAGCTCTTGCGGCTCTTGTGGCGGGCTTGAAGCCTTATGGATTATAGAGGCATCCATCTAT